CCCCGTACAGCGCGAGGCAGGACAGCGCCGGGTCGTTGATCGCGGGGTTGCTCGACCCCCATGTCACGAGAAGCGCGTGGGTATCGGCGCGGGCGGTGCAGACGTGCCCCCACTGCATGCGGAGCGCGCCCCAGCGACCGGCCATCTCCGTCTTGAGCGCCGCGCCCGGGGAGCTGCCGCCGCACTCCGAGTACGGGGAGCAGATGACGCCCGGGGCGAGGTTGACCATGTTCGCGATCGCGGTCGTGATCGCGGGCTCGGTCGTGCCGCCGGACATGGCCGCGATGTTGACCGTCACGCCGCCGGGCGTGACCTGCCCGCCCGCCGCGCCGAGCGGGTTCAGTTCGATCTTGATGTCGTTGCCGTACAGCCCCTTGTGGCGCGCAGTCAGTGTGCAGATGTTCGCCGGGCACGCCTGCGTCGTCGGCAGGTCGGGCAGCGCGTTGAGCGCCGCAAGGATGTTCGCGCCGATGGTGTTCTGCGCGTCGCCCGCCGTGACCGCGACCGTCAGGTCCACACCCGCCACGCGGAGATAGATCGTGCCGGACAGTGCGGTCGCCACCGTCACGGTGATCGTGCCCGTCGCGGCCACGCCGCCGCCCTCCTCCGCCTGCGCGGCGCAGTACAGGTCCACGCCCGGATACTGCGCCTTGATCGCCTTGCAGACCGCGGCGGCCTGCGAGCCGACGCCGAAGTACGTCGAGGCCGCGCTGCCGTCGCCGGGGATCGGCGTCCAGGTGTCGGCGGCGACCGTCGCGGCGGTTGTACGCATCCCGAGCGCGTACACGGGGTGCGAGGTCGAGCCGGTCGCACCGGCCGGACCGAGCACCTCGATGTACGTCCCGGGGACCGAGGGAACGCTGAACCCGAAGCCGATAGGCATGGTCAGTCCTCCTTCGCGCGCTTCGCCTTCACGGGCTCGGCGTCGGTGTCCGGCACGACCTCGATCTCGCCCGCGGCGAGCCTGCGGACCCAGTACGACTCGGGTCCGGGGAACTCGACGCGGATGCCGTCGGCCGCGATCGGCGCATACGGCGGCGCCGGGAACATGATCACGAGGCCGGGGCGGGGTCGGATCTTGCGGATGTCCATCATGTTGCATCTGCCTCGTAGGTGACAGGAACCGTGGTCGTCGTGCCGTCCGGCGGCTCGACCGTGACGACCGCCTCGTGGAGCAGTTCGAGCCCGGTCGGGTCGAAGGTCTCCGTGACCTGGCACCGGAGCGTCACGACGCACGCGCCGCGCCGCTCGTCGGCCTCGACGTCGCGGCCCTTCGCCGAGCCGGTCCACTCGATCGCCTCGGTCAGGGCGCCGAGGTCGGAGTCGAGCCGCACCGCACGCACGATCGCGATCTCGGCCGCGTCGAGGGTCGCCGCGAGCGCGGCGTCGTCCTTGTCCGCGCAGACGTACTGGATCATGACTTCGTGGTTGACGCGAACCGGCGTCGAGGTCAGTGACCGCGGCTCGGACAGGTCCGTGCGGACGGACACGCCGATGCAGGGCAACTCCTCCGGCGCCCAGTTCGCGGTCGGGGAGTCGTACACGGAGCCGGACGGGACGATCGTGCCGTCGTCGAGCGCCGCGATGACCGCGAGCCGGATGTCGGTGGCAAGCGGCATCGGCTACACCTCCTCGAGGTAGCAGCGCGTCGTCCCGTCGTTGTCCGGGTCGGCCTGCGTCACGCGGTAGCCCGTGCCCGCGATCGTCACGAGGTCGCGCTTGCGGGGCGCTCGGGACAGGTCGGCGTTGCGTGGGTTCGTGATCGGGCGTGTGGCCGCGATCGGCACGCCGTCGTCGTCGAAGGACTGCACTTCGGCCGACTCGTCGAATGGAGCGACGATGACCTCGGGGCCGCTCCCGCCGACGAGCGTCCACGTCTGACTGACGCCGAACGTGTCCCGCTCGATCTCGGTTGCGGTTGCGAGGTGTGCGGCCCAGGACATCGCAGCCCCCGGTAGCCGGGGCCGGGAGTCCCGCCCCGGCCCCGGGTGTTACGATCACGCCAGGTCGACGGTCACGCGGAACGTGGACTCGGCGGTGGACACCGCATCGAGCGTCAGCGTCACCACGCCCGTCACGCCGTCCGGCGCGGACACGGACTGGATGATCTGGTCGTTCGCCGTCAGCGGCACGCAGCCGATCACGGTCGCGCCGATCCAGTCCACGTCGCCCGCGCTGGTGCCGGTCGCGGCGCCGAGGGCGACGGTGATGACCTTGGACTCCAGGATCGCGGCGTTCGCGTTGAGGTCGTCCGCGATCGTCTTGACCTCGGCGAGCGCGGCCTCGACGTCGGCCGCGGTGTACAGGGTGGCCGCGTCCTCGATGCCCACCAGGGACGCGCCCTCGCCGTTGGCATTCGAGGCGAGGTCCGCGGCGGGGGTCGCGGCGTCGGCCTTCCCGAGCGACGCGATCGAGCCCGCGGACAGGGACACGGTCACGGTGCCGGAGGTGCCGCCGCCGGCGAGGCCGGTCCCGGCGGTGACGCCCGTGATGTCGCCGACCTCGCTCGGGCCGAGCGCCGAACTGCCGTTGAGGCGCACGCAGCATTCGCCCGCGTCGGTCGTCGCGGCCTTCGCGTAGGTGCCGACCAGGTAGCGGTTCGCGGCGCCCGCGCCGTAGAACTTGCTGTCGGACGTGTCCCACCACGCCTCGTCGCCGACCGCGGGGGTGAACCCGGCGGCCTTCAGGATCGCGTCGCCCTCGTGGACGCCGGTCGTGTCGCCGAGGAACGTCGCCCCGGCGAGCACGGTCTCCTGCGGGATGACGAGCTGGCGCCCGATCAGGACCGGGGTGTCCAGGGTGACGCCGCCCACGGGGGCGACGAACGTGTCGAGCAGCTTGCCGGTCTGGATCTCCGTGGTCCCCATCGGTGCCTCCGTCAACGCCGCGGCTCAGGGCCGGGGCGCGAGTCCACTCCTCCCCGCGGCCTACGCCCCGGGGTTCATCGCGATGGCGCGCGGGTCGAGCCACTTGACCCCGAACACGTCCTTGCCGTGGTAGACCAGCGAGTCCGTGCGCGGCTCGGGGTACTCGGTCACGCGCGGGCCGTTCGTGCCCTGGAGGTACCCGAACTCGGCCGCGGTCGTGTCGCCGGTGCAGCCGTAGTAGGCGGTCCCGGTGAAGTGCGGCACGTACAGCCGGTTCGGCTTCGGCAGGTCCACGATCGGGATCGTCGTCGGGTCCGTGTTGTCCGGCACGTAGGCCGGGGAGTAGTACTGCTCCAGCACGGTCCGCCAGTGCGGCCCGCCGAGGTAGAACCGCATCGGCTGCCCGACGCCCACGGACGGGTCCGACGCCTTGCGCTTCAGGTCGATCTGGTTGCGGCAGAAGGCGTCCAGTTCGGCGATGCGGGTCGGGTTCGGGGCGCCCCCGCTCACGGACAGGTTCTGGTGGCCGGCCGGCCACGCCGCGGCGAGGAACAGCACCTTGCCGTCGCCCATGGTCGGGTTCGCGCTGATCGCGAGCGCGGCCAGGGACGACTCGGTCAGGACCGCCGCGCGCAGGAACCGGCGGGCCGCGCGCAGGAAGTCGCCGATGTCGTTGTTGACGAGCATCTCCTCGGTGATCGCGATCTCCTTGCCGTACTTCAGGCAGTACGACTCCTCCTTCGCGTCGCCGACGAAGGCCCGGGTGTACTCGGCGCCCTCCTTGACGAGCGGCAAGGTGCCGAGGCCGGACACGTCCACGTAGGTCCGGACCTTGTAGTCGACGAAGTCCCGGCGGCCGAAGAGCTTGGTGTACCAGTTGTACTCCTCGAGCAGCGCCCGCTCCGCGACCATGCTCTTGTTCGCGAGGTTCGCGAACACGTTGGGGAGGTCCGCGGTGGACATGGCCGACCGGATGAACAGCCGGGCGGTCTCGTCCGGCATCAGGCCGCGGCAGCGGTCCGGGCCGAGCGACGCCTTGACGATGTCCTGGATCGTCTCGCCGCGGAACCGGCGCGCGGGCTCCGGCAGGTCCGCGATCAGGCCGTACCGGTGGCACAGCGCGTCCTCGATCGCGCGGTTGCGCTTGTCGATCTCGTCGGCGACGACCTCGACGCGGCCCCCGCGGATCTGGTTGTCCCGCTGCCGGTCGATCAGGTCGCCGAGCAGGGCGTCGCGCACGCGCTGGACGCGCTGGTCGGGCTCGGCCACCTCGTCGTTCAGGGCCGCGCGGACGGCGACGGCGACGGGCGCCGTGTTCGTCTCGGCGAGGTCCACGCCCGCCCGCTGGGCGAGGTCGCGGATCGTGCCCTGCGTGCGGCGCTCGGCGGCCCGCGCCTCGCGGGTCACGGCGGTCACGTCCACCGGGGCGGCGGGCGCGGGATCGGTCCGGGTCGTCGTCGGGTCGGCGGGGGCGGGCATGGGATCCTCCATCGAGCGGGCGCGAGCGCCCGGGTCCATCGGGATCGGGGTGAACGAAATCTCCGCGAGCATATACCGGGTCACGGTCTCGCGCCGGAGCCCGTTCGGCCCGGCGGCCTCCTCGCGGACTTCGAGCGGCTTGTAGCCGATGCTCACGGTGCGGAGCGTGCCGTCGAGGATGCGCTGAAGCGCGGGCTTCGCGTCGTCGGCCGTGGTCAGGCGGACGCTCACGCCGACCTGGTCCTGCTCGTAGCGCAGCGAACCCTCGACCGCGCGGCCGATGGTCGAGCGGACGGACGGCTTCGGGCGACCCATGCCGAGCATCGTCGGGTCGCCGTGGTCGGTCAGGACGGGCACGGCCCCGGCGTCCAGGCGCGTCGTGTCAACCGCTCCGGCCTCGACCGACAGGGCCTCTTCGTACCGCTCGCCGCTGTCGAGGTCACGCTGGATGCCGACCGCGCCCGTGGAGATCACGACGTCGAGGGTGCGGGTCTTCTCGTCCCAGGTGGAGGGCATCAGCGTCGCGCTTGCGGCCCGGGTGCGGATGTCGTCCGGCGTCGGCATCAGCCGTTCGTACCTCCCGCGTCATTGTTGCCCGACTTTTTTCGCGAAAGCTGTTGTTCGTTGTTTCCGCCCTGCGTGCCCTGCTGCCACACGCCCGCGCCAGTCGTGGAGTTGGGGTCGCTGTCGAACGTCAATCCGAGGTCTTGCGTGAGTTGCCGCCATGCCTTCCAGTCCGCGAGGAACTTGTCGAGCGGGATCCCTTCCTCGGACAGCGCCTGCTGCGGCGTCTTCAGCCCGGAGCGCACCTTCGCGGCCACGGTCTTGATCCGGGTCAGCTCGTCGGCCTCCTCGCGGCGCGGCGCGGGCCAGTTGACCGGCCAGCCGCCCTTGCGGGCCGGGAGGCGGCCCCGGAGGACTGCGGCGTCCGTGACCCAGGAGGCGAGCGGCCGGAGGGTCAGCGGCACGAAGACCTGCTCGCGGATCGCGTCGACCAGCCGATTGCGCGACAGGTAGCCCATGCGCCCGGAAATGAAGCTGACCTGCGACAAGTCGCCGGTCCCGGACTCGTAGGGGGTCAGGGCGCCGGCCATGATCTCCCGCAAGGTCACGCGGGTCGCGGTCTCGTGGTCCGGGACGCTCGGCTGCGACGCGGGCTTGACCCGCTTTCCGCCCGGCAGGTACCCGACGATGCCGGGCTCGACCGACTCGATCGGGTAGCCGTGGCCGTCCACGACCTTGCCCTGCTGGTCCGCGATCCCGACCGGGCCGACGCCGTCCACGCCGTCCGGGGCGCAGTCGGGGTCGCCGTCCTCGACCCACATGGCGGGCGAGGCCGCGATGCGGCGGGCGAGCATCGTCGCGTCCACCCAGCCGTCGAAGTCCCACAGACGGGCGAGCACGGCGTGCAGCCAGGTCATCCCCTGGACCTGCCCGATGCGCCCGGTCGTGTAGCCGTACACGTGCAGGATCTCGTCGGCCGGCACCGGCACGGACTCGCCCGGGGCGTAGGTGATCCCAGCGAGCCCGCGGGACGCGGCGCCGGGGTGGTCGCGGAACAGGTGATAGCCCGCCCGCCGGTCGAACGGCGTCAACTCGACGCCGCCGACGATGCGATTCGTCGCGCCCCAGTGCCCGCGCCCGCCGTCCTTGGTCGTGTCGAGGTGGTCGATCTCGAGCCCCTGGACTTGCAGCGGGATCGGCAGGCCGTCCTCGGGGCGGCGCCAGCGGCGGCGGACGAGGTAGCCCCCGTCGCGACAGAGCGCCGCGGCCCACTGGAACTGCAACCCGTAGATCGTGCCCTGGGTCAGCGAGTCGCAGTTATGCGCGAAGTCCTCCCAGCACTCGAGCCACTGCCGGTCCGTCTTGTCCGCGCCGGTCATCGGCTCCGGGAAGATCCCGTCGCTCACGAGATCGGACGCGAACTCGACGATGATCCGGTGGGCGTGCGGGCTGTTCCGGTCGAAGTAGCGTGCGCGGTCCCGGGGGTAGGGCCCGGCCGCCGCGATCTCGGCGTCGGCGTCGGTCGCCCGCGCCCGGATGCCGGACATGCGGCGACCGAGCGAGGCGGCCTCATAGCTGCGGATGCGATCGCCGCGCAGGGATCGCATGGCCTCGGCCCCGGCGTTGCGGACACGGCTCGACAGGTCGCGGTAGGCGGCGCGGGCCTCGCGGGCGAGCAGGCCGCCGACCTCGCGGGCGACTCCGATCGGGTCGTCGGCCACTCAATACCCCTTGCCGCAGCGGACGAAGCCGACGTGCGGGCGCTTGTTGAGCCGGGCCTTGTTGCGGGCGATCGCTTGCCGCCGGGCGTCGGCATCGTAGGTCACACCCTTGTCGCCGTGCCGGACCGAGGTCACGCCCTGGAGGTCCTGCGCCTCGGCCTTGTCCACGTCGTCAGCGGTAGGGTCTGCCACTCAGCCTGCCCCCGTAGGGCCTCACGGGGCCGCCCGAGGGTTTCGCGCGGACGGCCTCGCGGTCATTGTGCGGCCAATTTGGCGAGGAAAGCTGTTGTTCGTCCGCAAGACGGCGCGGCGGCGGGACGACGGGCGCGGGCGGCGGGGCCGCGGGAGCCGGGGCGGCGCCGAGGCTGTGGCCCTTGATCAGCCAGCGGTGCAGGGCGGCCAGCGCCCACCG